CGGTCCTCAAGCAATATCGCAGGTGAGACCATGCAATCGTTTGTGGCAGCGACAGCGAATACGGTGACCGCCGACCTGGTGGCCCGGGCGGACGGCACGCCGATCACGGTGGGCACGGTGGCGGCCTACCTCCGGGCCCTGTCCGGCGCCAACGCCGGCAAGTGGTTCCGGTCCGCCGACTCGAGTTGGCAGGCCGGCGAGTCCTCGGCGGGGGCCATGAGTCACGTTGCCGACGGCCACTGGACCTGTGACATCGCGGCGGCCGCATGGATCACCGGTGTGCGCTATCTGCTCTATGCGAAGGAATCCGGGGACCTGCACATCCCGGTATCAGAAGAGGTCCAGGAGCGCAATCCGTCCGGCATCACGGTGGAAGGCGTCTCGACGGAGGTGGAAGGATCATGAGCACCATCCTACTGACCTTTACCCATCGCGTCGCCAGTGTTCTGACCGATGCCGACTCCGTGGTTCTGAGCGACCCCACCGGAACGTTCGGCGTCAAGCGCACCGATACGGACGCCGTGGTGGTAGCCGACGCCACTGCCATGACGCGCACGGCCGCCGGGACGTACCAATACAGTTTCACCGCCCCCGCGGAGGGTCTGACTTATACCTGGTACGCCGAGTGGATCTATCTGGGCGCCACCTACCGGGCCGAGTTCAGCTATGAGGCCGGCGGCTCTTTCGCCGTCAGTCTGGCGGAGGCGAAAACCCATCTGCGGGTCACGGAGACCGCCGACGACGATCTGATCGAGAGCCTGATCGAGGCGGCCAGCAACTGGGCCCAGAAGTACCAGAATCGCAAGTACCTGACGGAGACCTGCGTGGACTATCTGGACGCCTGGCCGAAGGTCATCCGCACGCGCTGGTCCCCCCTGATCGCGGTTACGAGCATCCAGTACGTGGACACGGGTGGCACAACGCAGACGTGGGCCAACACCCTGTACACCGTCGATACCATCACCGAGCCCGCCCGGATCGTGCCCGCGTATAATGAGTCCTATCCGGACCTGCGGGGCGATCAAAACGGGATCATCGTGACCTACACCGCCGGCTACGGCTCGAACCGCAGTGATGTGCCCCAGGAGATCCGCAGTGCCATCCTGCTGTTGGTCGGGCAACTGTATGCCAATCGGGAGGCTGCTATCGAGGCGAGCCTGTCCGAGATCCCCTACGGCGTCAAGGCCCTGCTGGGAATGGAGCGGATCTGCCATGCTTAACGCCGGCCGGCTGAACAAACGGATTGAGCTGCAGGCCCCGACGACCGCACCGGGCGAGACGGGCGAGCCCGAGAAGATCTACGTGACCTACGCGACCGTCTGGGCCGGCTTTCGCACGCTCTCCGGCGGCGAGCGGCTGGCCAGTCAGCAGGTGGGTGCGACTTTGACGCACGAGATCACGATCCGTTATCGAGCGGGGGTCCTGCCGACCCACCGGATCAAATACGGTACGCGGATCCTGGACATCAAGGACGTTCGCAACGTCGATGAGCGGGGCGAAGAGCTGCGGCTGCGGTGTACGGAGGTCCTCGGATGAAAATAGCCTTTCAGATCGAAGGCGCGGCCGAGCTGGAGCGGAATCTCGCTACCCTGCCGGACCGCATCGCCAGGAATGTCACCCGGCGGGCCGTCCGGGAGGCCCAGCGGATTATGCTGCGGGCTGGGCAGGCCGGGGCCCGCAGTCTGCCCCGGGCCCAGCAACGGCTCTTTGCCCGGGGCGAGGAAGATCTCTCGATGAGTGAGTTGATGGCCCGCAGTCTCACGATCGCCGCCCCGCGTCGCCAGATCGCGCACAGTTATTCGCTCCACGTGCAATTTGCGAAGGATGTGCCCGAGTTCCTTCACACGAGCAAGCGCACGGGCCGCACGACGTACATCCCGGCGGCGATCGAGTACGGCCACGGCGCCACGCCGGAGGCGGCCGCCCGGCCCTTTATGCGTCAAGCCGCCGCCGGCTGCCAGGCCCAGGTGATCCAGAAGCTCAGCGATGAGCTTCGCATCGGCCTGCTGCGTGAGTCGATCAAAGGGGGGTCCCGATGAGCATCGAAGCCGCCCTGGTCGCTCTCCTGAAGGCCGACAGTGGTATTGCCGCCCTGGTCGGGGACCGGATTTGGCCACTCTACATACAACAAGGCGAGACGCGGGCATGTTTGACGTTTCAGGAGATTGATGGGCCCGAGGAAGTCAGCACGGATGGCCCGATAGGCCTGATCGACGGCCGGTTCCAGATCAACTGCTGGGCCCCTACGCACGCGGCTTGCGTGGCCCTGCGCGACGATCTGGCCAGGGTCATCCATTCCTACAAGTTCGGCGTGACGATCGCCGGGATGACGATCCAGGGCATGCGGATACTCGATAGAGGCGATGTACCGGCTCTCGATGACCAGGCGGAGACCCTGACCCGGTACGGCAAACTATTGGATGTTCAAATCAGCTACAACGATAGCTAAAGGAGCTTGATATGACCAAGGCCATGAAAATTTGGGGTACCACCGTCAAATTCAACGGGAACTTCATCGGGGAAATCCTGGATGTCGGCAAGGCGAACCAGTCCCGCAATCAGATCAAGGTCTTCTCGACCGATTCCAGCCAGGAGTCGGCGGAGTACCTCTCGAGCGGCATCGAGCGGGGCCAGATCTCCTTCAACATCGTCTTCGACGGTGAAGTCGGGGGCACGGACGCGACCCTGCAGACCGCGTTCGATGACGACACCTCCGGCACGCTGGAGATCACCTACAAGAACGGCGCCAAGAAATCGATCACGGCCCGCGTCATCAATCTGGAGACGGCCGGCGGCGCTCCCGAGGGCGGGTTCGCCCAGGAGTCCGTGATGTTCCAACTTAGCGGGGCCCTGACCAACACGCCGGCCGCCGCGACGTAACCGGCGGATCTGCTCATCGAAGGGAGTTGTCATGCTATTGAACGCGACGGCCATTTTAGCCGCCCGGGACCGTGAGACCCGCGAGGTCCCGATCCCGGAATGGGAGGGCGCCATTCTGCTGGGCGTCATGGGTGCCCTTCCGGGCGCCCAGTTGCTCGATTGGCTCGAGCAGCAAAAAGAGTTGCCGCCGGAGGTCCCGGCGGAGGATCCACAGGACGATGAAGAAGTCACCGTCCTGACGTGCGATTCGCCGCAAGGCCGGCCGGAGCCGGTTGAGCCGCAGACGACGACTGCGGCCGAGGACCAAGCCCCGGAGCCCAAACGCTACAATCGGTCCGTGGAGATCGAGTGGCGGCTGCGGTACCTGATCGCCACGATCCTCGATCCCGTGACGCTGCTGCCGGCCTTCAGCCTGGCGGACCTGCCCAAGCTCGGCGCCAAGCATCCCGCGGGTCTGTCGCGGGCCTATCGGGCGGCCCTCGAACTCAACGGCGAGACGCCCGAGGCGGCGGCGGACCTGGAAAAAAACTTACCCGGCGCCGGCACTGGCAATTCTGGTGGCGTTTAGCCTTCAAGTGTGGCTGTGCCCACCCGGACCAGTTGCTGGCGACGTTGAATTGCAGGCAGGCGCATGAGATCGAAACCTATGCCCGGCTCGAAGAGATCGAGGGCGTCGGCCAGCTCAAGCCGGCGGCCGCCGGGGCCGACGTGGAAAAGAAGCTCGATATAGTCCTCGCCGGTTTTGAATAGAGGATACGGAAAGACCGAACATGGCTGGAATGATTGCCCAACTCATTGCCCGTCTGAGCCTGGACTCGAGCAACTTCGACAGCCGGGCCGCCGCCAGCAGCCAGTCGGTCCGCGGTCTGATGGCCGGCATGTACGGCCTGCAGCGGAGCGTGGTCTCGCTGACGGCCGGCTATCTCGGCGCCCGGGGCATCGTCAGGGGCATCGAGAGCCTCGGCCGGGCGGCGATGGAGCAGGAGACATCTCTCAATAATCTGACGGCCGCGGTCGGAAACCAGAGCCAGGCCCTGGCTGGCTATGCCAAGTTGCTCGCGCAGATCTCCACATACGACGACGATCTGATCATGAGCGAGATGGCCGCCGCGAAGAATATGGGGGTGATGACGGACCAGCTCGACGAGGTGACGACGGCGGCGATCGGTCTGGCGGCCGCCTACCGGATGGACCTGTCCGAGGCGGTCAAAATGGTGGCCAAGGCGTCACTGGGCGAGACGGACGGCCTGAAGCGCCGGGGGATCATCCTCGATGAGACGATGACGGCCATGGG